ATCTAACGTACCAGCTTGCAGTACATATCTTTCAAAAGATCTTGTTAATTCTGCACCATCTTTTTTGATGACTGTTGCTTTACGGACTTGTACCGCTTTGTATATTCCGACAATTTCTATCTTGTCGTATTCGATTGATTCGGCTAGTGCCATTAGGATTAATCTCCGATTAAAACAGGTTTAGGCTTAGTTTATAGACGTAGCTTCGGTCTATTATGCTGCTGTATAACTTCCAGAAAATTTTAGTTGTTTATTAGAATAAGCACTTCTAGCTACAGCAGTATTTTGATTTGTTCCTACACCAATATTTGTTCCTCCTCGTATTGCAAAGAATAAATCATTTCTTCCTGAGTTAGTAGAAGTAAGATGAAAACCACCAGTGTTATCTCCAGTATTTTTTGCTGTAAAAGGTAATCCAAGAAATTGTATTCCTCCACCATTTGAATTAGAAGCTACTAAAATACCTACTTCTATATGCACCATATTTCCAATTTTTATATATTCTGCTACATATGTAGTTAAACTTATTCCACCTCCTTCTGTAATTGTAAATGTTCCTTCTTCATAGTCGTCAAGTGCGTTGGCTGCTGCGGTGTCTCCGTTAAAGGTTATTCCGTTATCAGTAACTCTTGCTCTTTCAGTACCATCAGTCATAAAAGCCAAAGTTTCATTACTTCCTCTAGTACCCATAAGGAAACTAGGAGATGTACTTGTACCAGTTCGTATTGCAAACGATCCTCTTGTTGAAGCATTAGAATATAGTGCAATAATATCGTGGTTGTTAGTATCATTTCCTTTAACAATTAACTTTGCATCTGTGCCAAGTGAAGGATTATTTACTTCAACAACTCCATTTACATCAAGAGCAGAGCTTGGACTTGTTGTACCTATACCTACGTTTCCATTTGTATTAATAGTTAACGCTTCATTTGTAATTCCGTTTGAATAATTGCCAGAAGTTCCAAAACTTAAAAGAGTACCACCACCTGTAATTTTTGCCGCAATACGAGCTAAAGGATTATCACTTCCTGTGTATGTAAAATCTATTGCACTATACTCGCCACTTGCATAATCATTATTTGAAATACAAAACGCACCTTTTGTTGTGCCAGTAAAAGAAGTTAAATCTTCATCAGAAGTAATATGTAGTGGTCTAGTTGGACTTGTTGTACCTATACCTACGTTTGAGTTTGCATCTATAACTACACTTGACTCACCATTTAAAGTATTAGCAGTACCAGAGCCAGTAATAACTCTGTTATCTGCGTTGTTGTTTATTGTTGTCTGTATTCCACTAGCAAGCTTCCCTGCGGTCACAGCGTTGTTTGCTATAGCATTAGTATCGACTGCGTTATCTGCCAGTTCACTAGCTTCTATCTGGTTTGCTGGTATTTTTGTTTTTGTGATTGCGTCATTCTTGACACCATCTGTTGATACTTGTGTTAATCCCATAGTTAGCTAGTGTAAGGGCTTAGTTTATAGACATAGCTTCGGTCTATGCAGTTTGATAAGTTCCAGCAACTGAAATATAACTAGCACCAGCATCCCAACAACTATTTGCATTGGTATGATTTCTATTTCCTCCTGATGGTGCATTTAGTAATTCAATATAAGTATTGCTACCTTGCACATAAGCGTGTTGAACATCTTGTCCTAGTACATATATCCAAGGAACTGAAACTCCGTAGCCTAAAGTTGCATTGCCCGAGGTAAAGGGTAATCCATTAATTCGTGCATTAGTGTTATCAGAACTTCCTGATATAGAATTGTAACCTATGTAAAGTGAAAAATGAACAGTATTACCTATTTTTGTATATCTACCAGTTTGAGTATTATAGGTAACTGTAAATCCAGAATTTATGCTTGGCACAAAAGAACCTTCTTCGTAGTCATCTAGCTCATTAGCAGTACCAGTACCACCTATAAATATACTCATTATGATACCTCCGTTAAAGCAAACTTATACTTCTTGCCATTGCGTTTGTTCACTAAGAAAAGATCCTCTGCTCCTTCTTGTATAGTATAACTTCCCCAAGTTCCGTCAACATCATTTTTACCACCTTCGTTAGATAAGTTAAGGTCATTGGTGTAGATGTTTCTCCAACGATATCCAGCTGAACCTAAATCATAAGTGTTATTAGCATTAGGTAAAGAGTGACCTGTAGTGAGAACGCCATCTGCATAAGTCTCAAACTTTTTAACGTTATTGTGATATAGCTCTACTGCTCCGTCTGCTTTTGCAATAAGCATATTTTCATCTGTTGCTGTCGCTAAAATTACTTGATTACCACTATCCGCAATCACTTTTCCTCTTACACTACTGCTGTTTGTAATCAACTCAATTTCAACAATACTTCCATCGTCAACTACTTTTATACCGTCTGCAAAAGTCTCAAACTTTTTACTGTTGTCGTGATATAGCTCTACTGCTCCGTTTTGTTTAACAATAATACCTTCTTCTGACCCATTTAATCTTAAATGTAAATCGCCACTTACAGCTTCTATAATATTTATTGTTCCATTATGAAACAACGCAAAATCTTGTGATGCTCCTAGTCTTATACGATTATTAGCTGACCCAGACGAGTCATTTAGAAGAATATTTTTATCATTACAATCTAAGTTACCGCCTAGCTGTGGTGATGTGTCATTAACAAGATCAGTAATAACACTTTCAAATGTAGGGTCAGCACCATTATTAGCTCTTAAAAACTTTCCGTTACTATTGCTATCACCATGTAATAACTTATCTAAAGTGACCGCCTGATCTCCTAACTTAGCGGTTATGACTGATCCGTTTTGTAGGATCGCACTTGTTACTGTGTTGTTACTTGGAGTTCCAATATTTACTGTAGAACCCATTACTATTATAAATACATCTGATCCACTAGCAGGGGCAGAAGATAGTTTTACAGTACTGCCAGTTAAAGCAAAGCCTTCTGAAGGTGCAGACGAACCAGAATTTGGTTTTTGGACAACACCATTAATACTAAGGATTATCTGTTGAGCATTTGCAGGGGCATTACTTACAGTAAAGTCTGTTCTACTTCCGTCAAACGATTCACTAAATGTAGCTATAAAGAAATTACCAATACTTTGTGCTTCTTCCCACGCACTATTGGTTGAGTTATAAACTAATAACTTCTGAGTAGAAGTATTAAAGAATAGATCACCAGCGTCAAGATCAGTTGTAGGGTTAGAAGAACCTACTCTATACCTAGCTGCAAAGTCGTTTATATCATTACTTAACTGCTCTACATCAGCTTCTTTTGCTAATAGCTTATGGTAAGTATAAGTTTGACTAGAACCTGTAGAACTGACCATAAGACCAAGACCAGCAGCCATTGTCTTACTGTAAAGACTAGAAGGAAAACCATTAATAGTTACGTTATCTGATCCGTTTCCTGTTGTTCTTGCATTTGTAGCAACACCGCTTCCATTAACAATAAGACCTTCTATATCTGAAATACTGATAACAACACCAGATGAAGGTTGTGAAGTAGGGAAGCTATCTTCATTTGCTATAACTTCTAATCCACCAATAGGTGCGATCTGTGCAGCTACAAAATCTACAACAGCACCAGAGGTAGGAAATTTTGTATCATCATCAGTTATAGTTGTTTGCTTTGCCATACCATCTATCTGGTTTAGATCGGCAATATCAGCAGTCAAAGCTGTACTGTCAGCTAACTTAGAAGCTGTACCAGACTGCATACCAGCTAGTGTTGTTAGTTCTGCATCTGCAATCTCAGAAGTTCCTACAGAGTTTGCCTGTAGGTGTTCTGATCCGATAGCATTGTCAGCTATTTTTGTAGCATCCACGCAATCAGCAGATAAGTGAGAGGTGTCTATACTTCCGTCAACTAGCTCACTACTATCAACTGAGTTTGCTGCTAGGTGAGTAGCATCAAGAGGACTACCAGCTATAAGACTTTTAATTTCTGATATTGTCTGATCTGCGGTAGCACCTGCTTCTATAGCATTTAGTTTTGTATGGTCTGCATCAGTAAAGACATTAGAATCTGAAGCTGCTTCTACTGCTGCCCTTATTTCTGCATTAGTTTGGTCAGCAGTTGCACTTGTTTCTATACCATTTAATTTAGTATGGTCTGCATCAGTAAACACGTTGCTATCACTAGCACTTTCTACAAGTGTTCTAATCTCTGCTGCTGTTTGGTCTGCTGTAGCAGAAGCTTCTATTGCATTTAACTTAGAATGATCTGCGTCTGTAAAGACATTACTATCAGTTGCAGCTTCTACTGCTGTTCTGATTTCTGCATTTGTCTGATCTCCTGTAGCTCCTTCTTCTATACCTGCTAATTTATCTGTAATTTCTTGTTGAGCAAATAATATCTGGTCACTATTATTATCTAAATCTGTTTCTGTTAAAACACTACCATCTTGAAAATCTACTTTCTTTGCAGATATATTTGTATCTCTTTGAAATTTAACAGCAGCACCACTAGCAGGTATGTTACCAGAAGTAAAAGTAATCGTTGAACCGCTAATTGTATAATGAGTATCTAATGTTTTTAAGACACCTGCTACTGTTACATCTATTTCTGCATTGGCTAAGAACGTAAAAGATATTGCGAAGTTAGTGGTACTACCATTACCAGTATGTGTCGTTGCTGTAGCTGTGGTGTTAGTAGCCATAATTAGAACCTCTTAAAGTTAAGTTTATCTAAGATCTCTTCCATTTCATTATTGTAACTGTTTTGTTGATCTATTTTTACGTTTATCCTAGCTTCTAATTCTTCTTCTGAAAAGGTTGCTTTTACATATTTTTCAATACCTGCATTTATAAATTGTTGATTTATTCCATTCATAACTTTGTATATTCTATCTGCTGCTACTTGTCCTTCTTGTGAACTTAATCCATATTTTTCTATTTGTTGTTTATTTGCTTCATAACCATACGCTTCTTTTGCTCTAAATCCATCATCAATATATTCAAGCTCACCCTTAAGGTATGCTATCTCTGCATCTGCAAGATTATAACTTTTACCACTAAGACTTATAACAGTTGTATTAACATATTTTTTTAAGTTATTATATTTAGTCGTATCTAGTTTTATAGGTACAAATAACTTACTACTAAAGTTAGAATTTCTAACAAGGTTTTTTACTTTACTACCCCTAATAATATTAGGTGGTTCTGGTAATAATCTACCTATTGTATAACTAGCTTTATGCAATAAATTATTTTTACTCTTTGAATATTTTGCATTTGAAAATAAATTAAAACCTCTTCTATTAGGATATGTAACTACATCATTAGTCATATGTTCTACTTGAAATGGTAAGTCTCCACCTACATTAGAAGGTACATTGGATTTCATTTGTTGTAATAATCCATGTAGATACTGCAAAGCACCATTAACTTCGTTGAAGTCTTGGTCTGACAAACCTAATTTATCTTCACTTGTAAGGTATCTTAAATTTTTTATATTCCTTGTTAAATCAGAAAAATCACCTGAGTATGTTTTAGTGTCCATCTTGGCAAATAATCTTATAAGCCTTTTATTTTTAACAGTACCTAATTTTATTTCTTTACCAAGAATTTCTATTGCATATTTTGTTAGACCTTCTGATCCTTCTTTTCTAAGTTCTTGTGCTTTCTGTTCATCTATACCTAATATCTGTGCAGTTACATCTGCTGGTAAACGAAGTATATCTTCCCATAAGCTGCTGTAAGGAGTTACAGAAGACTCAAATAACCTACCTAAGTAAGCTATATTTCTTTGTCTTTCATAACTTATAGTATCGTCTGGATCAACTCCACCTGCACCTATTTCTGGTAAAGCAGTAAACATATCCATTGTTTCATTTACTTGTTGAACATAACTTTTGTTTGTGATAACACGACCTATAAAACCAGCCCAACCAATAGTATATTCGTCATATATTCTGTCTAATTTTTTAGTAAAGAATGGAGACATTTCTTGAAAGTCAACCCAAGCTTTAATAAAAGATAAAACTGGATCTGGTAAATCTTCATAAGAAACATAGTTATATTTTGGTTGTCCATCTTCATCAAATAATATTTCACCATCTTCGTCATACATTAAGTAAGCTCTAGCGTATGGCAACCAACCACTTCTTAATAAAGAAAGATGTTTTGCAGCACCTTCTTTTGTTTTCCAACTAGGACCACCACCAGTTAAAAATGTCTTTGGTATCTTATCTTCACTATCGTATTCACTTGAACTTATAAATTCATTTGCTGGTTGATAAATGTCTTTATAAGCAAGAAATCCTAAAATAGTAGCAAAGGCATTACCCATATAAATTTGACCTCTTGTATTAGTTCTTACTTGAGGATCAGGACTTCTAAGGTCTGCTGCTATTTCTGGCAAAAGAAAAGCATTTAAAAAATTATAATTCTTTTTACCACCAAATCTTGCAGGTGTATTTATTACAGGAATATACCTCATTATATCTTTAATCATATTTGTAGGTGTTCTTGTAAATTTAAAGGCCGTTCTCATTGGTGGGTATTGTATTGCTAGATTGTTTATTTCTTCTGCAAACAAGCCAAGTGGATCTGTAACATCATCACTACGACCACCTCTTATCTGTTGTGTATATGTAATTTCTTTACCAAAGTTTTTAGCTCTTTCAAATATTTTTGCAAGAACAGGATCAGCAATAAACTCTCTTGGACCTATACCTTTTTTAAAAAATGTATCTCCTTCCATTGGTTTTAATCTACCTAAGTCTCCTTCTTGTCCTTTTAAAATATAAGATATAACTCCATCAAGACTACTTTTTACATAATCATCTAAGTCTTGTCCTTTCAAACCTTTTTTTAAGGCTTCCATAGTTGCATGATAGGCAGTAGAACCAAGGATATTTGGTGTTTGTATAAGAGCATCATTAGATGTCATTAACCTACTTGGTAGTCTTATAACTTTTCCTGTTGTATTTATAGCTGTTCTTAAAGGGAAGTAAGGATTTTCAGATGAGATAATAAATCTTTGACCAGTTTCAACTTTAGAGTTACCTATATTAATAAAGTTATCTTCCATATCCCATGATCTTTTCCATACTTTTAAAGCAAAATCAAAGTTATACATTAAAGCATATAGATGTCTGGTAGCTGCTTCTACTCCTTCTTTTCTTATTAAGCCTTTACCACCAGCAACATCTAAAGTACCACTAAAGTTTTTCATAATACCTAAAAATGTTTGTGCAACACCAGAATATAAATTCACTCTTTGAGAAGGAAGACCAGATAAGACTCCATTGATACCTACTTCGTTAATAACTCTTGAAGCTTGATTAAGATTTTTAAGTGTCTTACCAAAAGCATCTGAGTTATACAGCTTTACCATGTTTTCTATACTTCCACTTGCTTCTTTCATATCTTGTGCAACTTTTATAACTTCTGTATAATCTCCTGTCTTGTGTCCTTCTTGTATTCTCGCTAATAAATCTGTTTGAAAGTCTGCACTTTGATCTAATAATTTAGTAAGAGCAGGGGATATATCACGATTTTGTGAAGTTAAATTTTTCTTTTCTAAAGGACTTAGTTTCATAACTTCAGCAGGTGTCATACCTTCTATGCCTTCTATGCCTTTAATATTAAAAGCGTTCATAGCTCTACCTAGTCTTGTACCTAAAGGAATACCATAACCTAACCAATCATCTACTAACTTTTCAGCTTTAATTATTTCTGCACCAGCTTTATCTATAGCAGCTTGACTTTTTTTAGTTTTTTTACCAGCGTTCTTTTTTACAACATCTAAAAATCCTTGCGTGGAGTTTGCAACTCTATCTGTAGCTATTTGTAGACCTTGATTATTAATAACAACTTCTTCTTCTGTTGGTAGTTTGCCTTCTAGTATTGCTTTTTTGTTTGTATATTCAGTAATAAATTTTAAACGTTTTGGATCGCCTGTAATTTTACCTTTTAAATCTGTCATTTTACCCAATGCACCTTCTTGAGTTTCAGCCTGACTTTTTCTTTCAGCACCTTTAAAACCACCTTCTTGTTTTTTTGTTCTAACTTTTTGAGTAACAAAATCTTTTTTACCTTTTTTCATATCTTTTATACGACCCATCTTCTGTGGATTTAACTGTGTATTACCTAAATCCATATCAGGTTCACTTGCTAACTTGTTTAATGGTGTTTGTACTGTCTTCCCAAAGTCTCTTAATATTGGTACTTCTAAATTTAAACCGCTAGTATTACTAACTGACGCACTAGCAGTACCAGTAGTTTCTTTTACTATTGACTTTAATTTTGCGTGTACCTTATCTCCATGCAGTCTGACTTCTTTTTCTGTAAAGCCTTGATCTAAAAATACTTTTAATATCTTGGAATCATTTTGTGCTTTCTTTTTCTTTCCATTTCTTAATGACCAAGATAATTTATCAAAGTCAGATTGAAATTGTATCTGTGCAGAACCATAACGAGGTTTAGTTCTTTTGTAAGCTTCTGGTGCTGTAAAAGTAAGATCTTGTGTAACCTTTGTTTGTACTGTTGGTGTTTGTTTCTCTCCAAAATCTACTTCTGATTGTAAGACTTTTCCTTTTTTAGTTACTGTTAATTCACTAGGGTCAAATTTTACTGATTGAGATGCACCTTTTTTACTTGTAAAAGAAACAGTAAACTTACCAGTAGATTCATCAAAGCCAACAACTGTTCCTATATTTCCTCTATCTGCTGCTTTTACTCTGCTGCCTAAAGGAATACTATCTTGATTTACAGTTGTTGTTTGTTGCTTTTGTCTATTGATTTCTTGATCTAATTTATCAGTATCTAATCCTTCTTGTTTTAATTTTTGTTTTTGTTTCTTTGATACTGTATCTATATTTTTTACTGCATTATTAATAGTTTTTGTATCTTTTTTTGTAAGAATTTTGTCTGCTTCAATATTTGTTTTACCTTTTACTTTTTTAAAAATACCTTCTAATCCTTGTAGAGAGCCTTTAAAACCAGCACCAAAAGTACCACCAAATCCAAGACTTAATAAGTATTCATCACGAGTAACATCATCACCTAATAAATCTCTAAGGAAAGTTTCACTTACACTAAAACCTGCACCATATACTGCACCTTGTTTTATACCTTTTAATCCTTTTCCTGATGCACCGAAAGGTACAATTTGAAGAAGACCAGCAGCTATAGCTTCTGCTTGACTAATATTTTTAACACCTCTAACTTTTTGTGCTTGAATATTAGCGTAATAACCAACAGCAAATTGACCAGCACCATAAGCTGCAATACCATAAGGACCAGTTTTTAATAAAGGAGAAAGTAAAACGTCAGCAGACGTACCAACACCTATTTCTATACCTAAACCTTTTGCTAGTCCTGTTAAATCTTGTTGTGGTTTTTCTTCTGTAAAATCATTAAAGATACTATTACTGATGTCAAAATCTTGTGAAGCAAAATCAAAAGTTTCTTCATCAAATAAAGTGTTATTTATATAATTATCAAAATTAGATTGAGGTTTGTCGTCATCAGTTTTAATAACATTAGTGAATGGCGAATCAATTTTTGTTGTTATTGGTTCAACTATTTCATTTTCTAAAAGGTTATTAACAACATTTGAGTTGTCATCATTAACAGTTATTGATTGTTGATTTGTATTTTGTTCTTCTTCTTCGTTGTTATTAAGAAGGCTGTTTACAATATTTGAATCTGTCATGTTTAAAGCTTACCTAAGTTAATGGTATAGCGATATGGGTTATCTAGTATGTTTTTAAGTTTATCTTCACCTATCTTATCTACAACATATCTTCTAGGTGCATTATTTACTAATTCTAAAAATCTTTTTTTTGCTGGATCTGGTAAAGGTAAATTTATAATTGTAGAGAAAACTGAGTATGGCAATCTAATTAATAAATCACTTCCACCTGTTTGCGAATCTTCAGTTTCAAATAAATATGTATTATTAAATTTAATTTCTCCTGTTTCAACATAATGTTTTGCATCAAGATAATTACCATGACCTAAAGAATTTTGTAATCCTAATCGGCTGTTTAAACCAAAACTCATCATTAATTGTTCTCTCACATAATCTTGTATTCCTTGATAATCTTTTGCTTCAAGTAATGTTTTAGCAATATTAGTATTTAATATTTTATTAGTGTCTTGTTTTAAAAAGTTTTGATCGTCTTCTGTTAATAAATTTGTAAGGTCTTGATTTTGTTCTGCATTATTGGCAATATAATCATCAAGAAAGAAATCAACAAAGTTTTTAGATGATTCTACTTTTCCTATTTTAGCAACTGTATCAAATGTAAATTCTTTAGTATTGGTACTAAAATCTTTAGCTAATTGAACAACATTATTTATAATCGAAGGTTCGACTTCTGGTGATTGATTATTGGTAGGAAAATTATAAGCAATCATACTTCCATCAGTTACACCTAAAGAAGGTTTGATTTCATTAGCAAATGGATCATTAAAAGTTAAATCATCTTTAAGTAAGTTTTCATTTTTTGTTTCTGTTTTATTGTCTTCAAAAGTTGCATTATAAAAATCAATATTAAAATTTTCAAACGATTTTATTTTTAAGTTTTGTCGTAACGATTCACCAGCAGGTGTAACATCACCATTAATAGATACAAGTGTAGTATTTGGTCCTACTTGTAATTCATTAGTATTTACTTCACTAAATAATTTGGTAGTTGTATCGTAAGTTAAAACTTTTTGTTCTTGTATATTTACTGTCTTTTTATCATCTTGACCATCTCCATCATCCTTTTCTATTACTTCTCCAAATTCTATAGGTTGTGATAAATCTAAAGTTGGATCATAAAATTCATATTTACCAAACTTTCTTGGATTTTTTATTTTTCTTAACTCACCTAAATACCAATTCCTAACTGTTGACTTTTGATCTCTTACCTCAATTTGTTCACCAAGTCCTTCATTTTCTTTTACCAAGCTTTTTAATTTTGTATTTAAATCTTCCATTTTATCTACATCATCAGCATTTTTATAACTAACTACACCTGATGATAAGTTTGTTTTCCCAATAGTTTTTTGACCATATTTAATTAATTCTTTCATTTCTGGAAATCTTGTATCTAAACTTTTACCATCTGTTTTACCTAAATATTTTTTTAATTTAGTATATTTATCTCTATCTGCTTTAGAAGCATTTGGTCCTAGAGCTTGCATAACATCTGTTACTTGGATTAAAGCTTGACTTTGAGTTACTGTCCCATCATCATAAGCTGTCTCTAATTCAAAAAAGAAATCATCAACACTAAAATTCCTAAGATCATATTCCTTATATAAAAATTCAATTTGTTCTGGGTATTCATTAGCTAGTGCATCTAAAGTATTGCCTATATTTTTAAAATAACTTAATGCTTCTTTGCCATCTTTAAATTGAGTACGAGAAAAATCTAAATTATTTAAAGTATTACTTATAGTTTCTTGATTTTGTTGTTTTTGAAAAGCTTTTTGATTTTTTATAGCGTCTGATTTTTTTTTATTTATATCACTCATTAATGTTTCAATTTTATTTTCTCCATCTGATATATAAAAATTTCTTAAAGGCTGACCATTAGTAACTTTTAAATTACCAATCCAATTAATGTAATCTGTTATTTCTTCTTCAGCTACATCCATATCAAGATTATTACTTTCGTAGTAATTAAGTATTTGTAATGTATTTGTTTTTATAATATCTATTAAACTTGCTGGTGATACGCTTTCACTTAGACCTAACTTGACCATAGAATCTACATTTAGTTGTAGTTCTTGCAAAGATAAAAATTCTGCTTGTGAAAGACCATTATTATTACGTCTATCTTCTGTTGTGTAGTTATCATCTATTAAATTTAATTCAATACTGTCATTAAAATTATCTATACTAAACCAAGAATTAATAACTGAATTATTAAATAACAAATTAGCCTGTTCTATTTTTGCTTCTGCACGTTTAGTTTCTTGGTCACTAAATATTTTTGCTAGAGCAAGATTTTGTTTAGGTAGTAAATGTTCATTTACAATTTCTGGTCTAATACCTCTTGTATTGAGTAATGAAGTTTGTTGAAATTCATTTATAGCACCTTGAAACTCTTTTGAATTAATATCAAATTGTGATAAAGGTTGCTGTATTACTGTGCCATCAGGCAAAGGTACATCTACGACATAATCATTAAAAAACTTTTTGGTCTTTGCTTCTGATGCGTTACCTAAATTAATTGCTAATTGTTTTTCTATTCCATACTGCGTATAAATATTTCCACCAATAAAATTCCTAGCAAATCTTTTACCTTCTTTTGCTTCTAATTCTTTTTTTATCTTATTAATTTCTGTAGGAGTAGAACCTAAGATTTGATTCTGACCTTCTAGTACACCTTGTTGTTTTGCTTTATCTATTTGAAAGCTAACAAACTTTTGTAATGTAGGGTTTATAGATTTCAAAGTATCAGCCAACTCCATCATTCCAGTTTTAGGTGGTGTCACCCCTTCACGAATCCCTCTCTGCACAGGAGTTCTTGAACTTTCCCCTGATGTACTTTGAAAATTTGTAGTGCCTACTTGTAAAACCATAATTAAACTACTGCTCCGAGATACATACCGACACCTTGAGTACCGATATTTAATAGTGTCTGACCGAGACTTGGTATAGCATTATAAGCTTTATTTATATTGCTTTGTAATTGATCTCTTTGACTTACAAATTGTGATTCTGTTGCTTCAATATTAAACAAATACTGTCTTTGCATTGATTCAATACTCTGATTTATTTTCTCTCTATAATTAGCAGCTTGCCTATCTTGATCCATTAATAATAATCCTACAGTTGTACCAGCTTGTTCTGAAGCTATTATAGATCGACTAGCTTGTAAAGCATCAATAGTTTTAGCAAACTTATCTTGTGCTGCAAACTTTTCTTCTTCTGCTTTTCTTTCTGAAAGAGCTAATTGTTGTTGTCTTTTATTCTCTTCTAATGATCGGTTAGTTATTAATGATTGGTTGTAAGTTTGATTTGCTGCATCTTGTGCAGCAGCCCTACCAGCAAAAGCATTAAAGGCAGTAAGACCCAAGCCTATATTAAATGCTGTTGCAGCAGTTGTACCTGCTCCTAATAATGCAGCACCAACACACATTTAGGCAATCCTCAGAAATTCGTAGAAAGGTTTTTTTTGTTTACCATAACTCTCATGTAATTTTACAAATGTAAACCCAAGAGCTTTTAACCATTTTATAGCAGAAGTGTTCTCTGCATATACATAATTATAAAGTATTTTATAAGACTCAAGTAGATTATCAACCCAATCCCTACCTTGTCTTATTAATTGTATTCTATATTTTTTATTATCAAACAATTCATCTGTAGCAATACACCATATACAACCATCTTTAAATACACCACATAGACCTATGGGTTGGTCATCATCAGAAGCAATAGTCATATTAGTTTTACTACCTAGAAAAGTATAACTTAGTGCATCTTCTGGGGTCATGTCTGTTTGATAGTAAGATTCGAGTCTATCCATTTTTCTCATATTTTTTACTACAAATTTAAAATCTTTTAATTTTGATTTTCTTAAATATCCCATTAAACTCTTCTACTCCTTATATGGAACGTACCTTCATATTCTGCACCTGCTAAACGTGTAGGAAGAAAGGTATCGTTTTTTATATCTATGTCTACCCTATCAGACTTACTCATAATAGGTACTTTAAATGTACCAGTATCAAGGTTTATCTGACCGATAGCAGCAGAAGCAGCACCAAGTAGACGACCAGTAAATTTATGGGTACTTGTATTTCTATTCTCAGGTGTTACTTCTACTTTAAAGAATCCAGCTTCTTCGTATTTAATATAAAAATGATGTAGTTGTAATCTTGTTCCTACATACTCAGGAGAACCTGCACCTTGTTCTGTTAGTCTTTGCTTACTAAATCTGTAGTGCATTTCATAAGGTTCACCAATAATAAATTTACTATTTCTATAGTCTCCTGTGGCAGTAATAGTAGAAGTAGATCCATTTGTAGTATTAGAAGTACTTAAGACTTGTCCTGATACAAGACTCTTTGTATTTCCTTGAGCATCTACAAAAGTACTTGTCTCTCCATTACCTAGATACCTACCAATTATATTCATGCTTGCTCTTAATCTATAAGGAACGGTAAAGGTAGATAGACCAGTACCAGAGCTATAAGATACTGATACACCAGTAGTTGCTTCAGTTACTTTATGGTCAAGATGATATTCAAATTCTGCATTAGGTTCTTTAAATTCAGTTTCAAATGGTATCTTTTCTAGTGTCACTTTGTTTGCTTCTTCAATAACTGCAAACAAATCTGTACCAATAAAATCTACATTTAAAATAGATCTATTTGTATTGATGCTATAAGTAAACCAAGCACTTAATGTCTTACCTTCTTTTCCGTATAACCATCTATATACAAATAATTTATTAGGATTATCTGAACCTAACAATACAAGAATATCTTGGTTGGTTGATACCGCCATTTTAAAAATTCCACTTGGTATCAGTCTTGGTACATGAATAGTTATGTTTGCTGCATCTCTTATCTGTTCTCCCGAAATTATATATTCTCTAATACCTGCGAAAGAACCTTTCTGAGTTAAGAAGTAGATAGAACTACCAGAAGGTACAGGTTGTGCAGCAGAACTACTTTCAAATTCAGTTATTACCAGTACGTTAGCTGTCTTAGGAGTTAAGTTATCTGCTGAACTTGCTAATACAAACTGCGTTTGTTCTGAAAAAAGTATTAGTTTTTCTCCCATTGTTACTGCACTTTTTAGTATCGCTACTTTTGTATGAGAAGCAGCCACATCAATAGGTTCATTATCTAAAACAGATACAACTGTCTCAGGAAAGAAATTAAAAAACTCAGATACCCTAGAAAGAATTACATTATCACCTGCAAGAAAACCTAATCTGTTTCTAAAGAAGAATACGTTATTAATTTTTTGACCAATAAAGGAAGGATCAGGTGCAGATATAACATCACCTACAGTTCTTTCCCCCCATTTAGGTAACGTATAGTCAACACTAGATATGGTGTAAGTATCACCATCTACTTTTGCAAATCTAAAATTACCATCTGCCTGTCTTACTAAAACGTGTGGCATAGTGGCATAGTCAAATTTAAAAGGGATGCCAGCTTGTACTGTCTCTTCCCATTGTCCTTCTTCAAATGCACCACCATTATTAGTAACAAACTTAACGTAGTAGTTATCAAAGTTTGTATCGTCATCTCCTTTTATTTCTACAACATATCCATTAGGAGAAACAGTAGGCAGATCAGTAAATCTTTGTACTGAATCTTTTATTATTGTCATCTTTGTATCACCTTGAGTATCACTACCATCTATAGAAAAATTAGAATTATCATTCTTTCTTACATATAAAACAGGACCATTTCTAGCAATCGTAAAACCAGACAGACCAGAATCAAGACCAGACTTAAGATCAGTAGCTATGGTATCTGTACTGAGAGTAGAATCTCCAGAGGTGTCATCAGTAACCGTAACTCCATCTATCGTTACTGAGTAGGTTGTATCTGCTGTTGCTTGATTAATAAATATAATTGCTTTTGTTCCAGTACCAGAACTAAGAGTAGAATCCATAGCTGCTGCAATACTGGTATTAACTACAAAAGTAAAGTCAGCAATAGTAACTGTCTTCATTACACTTCTAGGTGTAGAAGTATTTAAGTAAGCAGTACCATCAGGTTTGTTTACTGTCTTTTCTGTACCATCCAACTCATATACTTTCACATCTCCATTACTAAATACAGCTACATACCTTTCATTTAAATCTCTATTGATAGTTTGTATATGAACATTACCAAGGGTTGAAGAAGATAAAGCAGTTACATATTGAAAACCACTTCGTTTTGTAAGACCAAGAACAGGGTTACTATCAGCATTGTCTTGTATATCTGCATGATCTGGTTGCTTCAAAGCATCAGAAGACTGTGATATACCTCTTAATAGTGTAGGTATAGCTCTTGATATAACAGGCATGACTATCTAATTAAGGCACTAGAAGGATTGTAAGTATCAAAGATACTGGTAAGAGAAGGATCTCCTCTTAATAAATTATGATCTGCATTACCATAATCTGTTTCTGTCAGTATAGTTCTTGCTCTTGTTTCATCTTCTTCTGTATATGTTCTTAGTCCTTGATCTCCTACTAATCTATCAATAAATACTCTTGCTGCTTTGACGTTGATATATCTTCTTGCTTGTTCTGGTATTTCATCAAAAGTTCTAAAATAAACAACAGTACAAATTAAGTCTTCTTCAAATTCAAACTTGTTATTTTGTCTGTCGTATAATTTTAATCCACGTTGTATAGGATCTATGGTCGGGTGTTGATGTATATTTGCATCTACTCTTAAGACGTTAGCTGGCAAACTGATTTGATTAGAACCATCTCTAGTAAGAGTTACATCTATCTCAGTATTGAAAGACCAACCTTCAGATTGTACTTCTTTATTAAATTCAGCAAGAGTTGATCTGGCAGTTACAGCATCTACTGGAAGTGTGCCTGTCAAACTATTTATTGGAGCTTCTGCTATAGCAGCTAACATTATGTTGATTGCTTCAAGCTCTGTGGTTGCAGCTACAGTCATTGTTTAGGACTTTTTTATTTTAAGTGAGTCTCTATCACCTTTTTTCTTTTTTTTCTTCTTGGTAATGTTGTAAGCTTTTCCTTCGGGCATAATAAAAAAAAGGGTATCTAATAATAAGATACCCTATAAATTGAAATTAAGAAGCAGATAGCTTAATAGTAGCTGCACATTCTGGTCTTAGGATTCCATGACCAAGAGCATATTTAGCAACCATTAATGTACCTTGATACATAATTCCGTAGTCAGAACCAGAGATCTCAGTTGTCATATCCATTAGCTTAACTGTACCAACAGCAGACTTATGGAAGACAAGACCAATAGTTTTACTATCATCACCTGAGTAAGTGTTATTAGCACCACTTGGGTTAGATCCTACGTTTGACTGAGGTACGTTGTTAGACATCATTACAGGGATGCCAGCAACTTGTTGTACCTTACCAGAAGCAAACGAACCATTACCTTGTGGGTTAAAGTCAACGTCAACTGTTCTAGTAGCAGATTCAGCAAGTTTGTAGTACTCAGCAGGTGGTAGTATGCAGAAACGATCTGTTGGAGGGATGTCTCTCTCGTCAAATGTCTGTGCAATATCATAGATAGCTGCTGCTATCTCATCACCAGTTACGTTTGCTGAAGCAGTATTACCATTAGCAAGTGTTAATACAAGACCACCATCACCACCTGTGAGAGTAGTAGATGCTCTTGAAGCATTAGCAATTTGCTTGGCTACGTTTTCATCATACGTTTTAGCTAGAGCCTTTCCTAGCTCATCAGCGTAAGTTGCCCTTACGTCATAATGATTCTTGAGTTCATCAATGTTAGCGATAAAACTCTGAGCAATTAGAAGATCATCTATGTTGATAATCTTTTCATTCGCTAAGATCTGGTTTGCTCCTACCAATGGATTTCCGACTGTATGATAAGCCGCAGTCGCAGTTCCTAAAACAGGAAACTGTGCTGATTTTCCACTTGTAATAGTACGAACTGAATGAAGCTGTTCATTAAAAATGTTATTTCTGGTGAACGCAGTTAG